TCTGGCGAGAGTTCTCGAAAATATCGACTGGGTGCAGCAAGTTTACGAACCGATGATGCAGTCGGTTCAGGGCAACAGCGAGTTTGAGCGTTCGCTGAACCAAGTGCGGGCGCAGTTCCAGCCCGTTATCGACAAGGCGGGGCAACTCGGCCTCGCCACCGGCGACCTCGCAGCCGCGATGCAGCGCGCTATCGACGATATAACAAACCAGCGAAACTTTGAATACGCATCGCACGGCTGGAACATGGAGCTTCGAGCCGTGTCGGCGAGTTCGTCCGCCGGTTCCAATAGCTGGGATGCGCGGATGCGCGCATACAACATCCAGGCGGAAACGGAAAAGTTCAACCTTGAAGGTCTAATCAGGCAATGGGGCCTGACGGCGGAGCAGGCGCAAGAAAAACGCATCCAGCTAGAGCGCGTTCACAACGACGAACGCGAGCGCATGTATATAGACCAAGCCGAGCGCGACGCCCAGATACGCCAGCAACAGGCCGATGAAGCGGCGCGCATCGCCCAGGCGGCGGCGGACGAACAGAACCGCATCTGGCAACAGCAGGCTTATGACGCCCAGCGCGCGGCGGAGAACCAAGCGCGGGAAGTGCAGCGCATCCAGGAAGCGGCGTATCGAGAGCAGTTGCGGCAGCAAGAGGAACACCAACGCAACGTGGAACGCCAGCGCGAGGCGGACGAACGGGCGGCGGCTGAGCGCGAAGCACGGTGGCAGGCGGGCGCGGGCAGCGCTGCCAACTTCGCCGGGAGCCTCGCAGCATGGGTGCGCGGCAAGAGCACATCCGATGAGTCGCCCATGTCGCTGCAAGAGCGCTACTCGGCGCAGGCGATCAACTTCAACAACATGGTGAACCGCGCTGGCGGCGGCGACGTGCGCGCGATGGCGCAGGTTCAGGCCGAAGCCGACGCCTTCCTTGATCTCGCCCGGCAGATCGGCGGTTCGGGCGAGGGCTACGCCAATGACTTCCGCAACGTCATGCTGCGGATGGGCGAGCTTTCCCGGATCAGTGAAGACAACCTCACGAACTCATTTTTCGCCGCGGAACTTCGAGGCCAGACAGTGGCGCTTTCCGATGAGCTGCAACACCTTCGCGCGGCAGTGAATAAGATCGTGATTGAACTCGCCCAGGGCAACGCGATGCCGGCGAGGGCCGCGTGATGCCGATGCCCACCGAGCAAGAGATCCGCGATGCGATCCACTGGTGGCAGGTTCAGGACTCCGGGACGGAGGAAGAGGCGAACGCCGCCGTGGCGATGGCGAACCTGCTACGGCGCATTGTCGCGGACATGCGGAGCGAGGAAGGTGGATCATGAGCGCCCAGAACCCGCATCTGTGGAAGCGCCAGACTGCGAGCGGTATGCACGGCATAGAGATCTGCGAGCGTTGCCAGTCCTGGGCGATCTACGTCGGGCACAACAGCGAGTGCAAGGTTAAGGCCGAGCCGGAGCCCGAGCCGGAGCCGATTGACATGCTAGACCGGGCGCTGAACGAGAGTTGGCTAGACCGTATCGACCGGAAGTTCAGGCGGCCATGACGGAGCAGAAAACGCCGCTTGACACCGTTCTAACGAAGCGTCGGCTGGACCGGGAGGACTATCAGATACAGATTGACGCCGCGGCGCGCTCCATGGAGCGCGGTTACTACGCCACGGCCAGGGCCGAGTTGCGCGGCGCCATCCTGATCCTCACCAGCATGGAAGAGCGCGAGGGCCGGGACTGACGATGCGCTTTTTCGCGGCCGAGCTGGAAACCTTCCGTCCGGGCGCGTCGGCGCCGACGATCTGGAACGCCTGGGGCGAACAGGCGATCGGCCAGCCCCAGACGGCCGGCGCCGTCGTGTCGCAAACCGCCCTGTTGCGCGTGTCTGATATCGGGTGGGTCACGCCCAACACGGACCCTGCGGGGGCTGCGCTCGCCTATCCGCCCATCCTCAGCTCGGCCTTCGCCGTTGATCGCCAGCTTGACCTTGCCATAGACGGGCAGGGGGCGGGCGTGGCCTGGGGCGGCCTGCGCTTCCTTGATCCCGGCGGCACCACCTCCGGCGCTGTGGGCGATCGCAACGTTGACTCGCGCACCATTCGCATCCTCATGGGCAAGAAGACCTATGACCGAACGCGCGGGCTGTTCCTCAACCCGATGCGCGCGAGCATGTCGGAAGTTTTCGTCGGGCTGGCGAGGCAGTGGCGGCCCGATGAAGACGGGCTTAATGTTCCCATGCGCGACGCGACGCATTGGCTCGAAAGGCAGTTGCAAACTGCAACTTATGCCGGGACCGGCGGCGCTGAAGGGCCTGCGGAGTTGAAGGGCAGGCCGAAGCCGAAACTTCGTGGCGGACTAACCGGCGCCTCGGTGCGGAACATCTCGCCCGTCCTCATTGATGCCACCGCCAACATCTGGCAGATCAGCGACGGCCCGGCCGGTATCGACGGCTCGCTAGGGCTGTACGAAAACGGCAAGTCGGTTTTCGGCTTCGCCGGCGAGACGACGGACCTCTGGACGGGCACCACGCCTGCCGGGCAGTTCCGCCAGGATCACTCGAAGGGCCTGTTTCAGCTCGGCTCGCCCGTCGCTGGGCAGATCACATGCGACGCGCACGGGCAGGTTCCAGGCGCCGGCGGTTACACCTTGAACTCAGCCGCGGCGTCGCTGGCCGTCTTCATGATGCAATATGACCTAGGCGTGCCGCTGGCGAACATTGATCTCCCGTCTTTCGCCGCGGTCACGACCGCGCTTGGCACGCTCAACAGTCAAGCGGGCTGGTACTGGGACGGCGCCAGCCCCACGACCGGCGCCGATGCCGTTGGGATGTTGATGGGCGGTGTCGGCGCGCGCATCGTGCCCGGTCGCAACGGCAAGCTGCGGGCGATGCTGCTACGCGCGCCGCAGGCGGCGAACATCATCGCCGGCTTCACCGCCGATCAGGTTGTCAGCATCGTGCGCGCCCCGTTGCCGGAGGGGCTTTCTCCGCCACCCTTCCGCATCCGCGTTGGGCACACGCACAACCATACCGTAATGAGCGCCGACCGGATCAGCGCGACGCTTCGCAACACTCCGCGGCAACAGTTCCTCGCCGAAGCTGACCGGTTCGCGTCGTGGGGCGGAACCCCCATCGTCAACGCCTATCTGCGCCCCAGCGATCCACCGCCGATGCCCACACCCATACTGACCGAGGGCAGCGCTAGCGTTGTCGCCGCGAACCTGGGCGCATTGTGGGGCATCACGACGGAGCGCAAGTTGTATCAAATCGAGATCCCGCTTGACGTTGGGCTGGCGCGCGACATAGGCGACACGGTGCGCTTGACCTATCCCATCCCGGATCTCGAAGCCGGCGCACCCGCGCTGATCGTGGGCGAACAGTTCAGATCTGAAAGCGACACGATCATGTTCACGGTGTTGGTATGAGCAACGCTGTTTTCGGCATCCAAAACCGCGTCCTGACCGGCAACCTTGCGACGGGCTCGCACCTTGTCGGCTTGACTATCGGCAATCTGCAAGATCAGCAGCTTTCGGATGCGTCGAGCTGGCGCACGGCCGGGTCACTGTCATGGACAACGGGCGCCTATGCGCGATGCGAGGCCGTCGAGGGTGTTCCCGTGCCCTGGCGCGCCTGGGGGCTCTTCCGCACGAACCTGACACTCGCGGCGACGGTGCGGTTTCTCGCGGCGAATGAGGCGGGGTTCGCAACCGTCACGTACAACAGCGGGTGGTTGCCCGCCGAGATCGTGCCCGGCATAGGCCAAGCGCTGCACATCTCGCCCGCCGACGTGATGGGGCAATACGCACGGATTGACGTTGAAGATCCGACGAACCCGGATGGATTTATTTCGGTCGGCGGGGCCTACATGGGGCCGATCTGGCAACCGCGCGTCAACCTCTCGGAAGAAACTGCGATCGCGCCCGAGCGTGTGCGCTCCATCGTGACCGCGCGGAGCGGCGCGAAGTATGTCACGCCGCAACACTATCTGCGGGGCTGGGATCTCGCCCACGACAACCTCGCCGGTTCCGATGTGTGGGGCGAGTTCTGGCGCCTGGAACAAGTGGCGCAAAGCGGCGAAAACGTGCTGTTCGTGCCCGATCCGGCTTCGGCCGATGCCACCGCGGAAGCCATCTTCGGGCTTATGGAGCTAACTTCCAACATCACATTCCAAACCCGCACGGGCACCCATCGGGCGTGGCGCGGCCGGATCACGGAAAGGCTGTAAAATGCTCCGGAACTTAGTCAAGGAAACCGCGAACAACCCCGGCACCGGGTCAAGCGTCACGCTCGGCGGTGCGCTGGCGGGCTTCCGCACCTTCGCGTCTGAGTTCACGACGGGCTCGCCGGTCTTCTACTTCATCACCGATGGTGCCCAGACGGAAGCGCAAGCCGGAACCCTGACCTCGGGGCCGCCTGCCATCTTGTCGCGCGGCACGCCGCTCTGGACCTCGACGGGTGTTCTTTCGCGCCTCAACTTCACCGGCGCCGTAACCGTGTTCTGCCAAGTGCCAGCCAACCGGCTGTTCTACGGCGACTCCGCCGGCAACTGGGACGGGCAGGCCCGGCGCTTGCGCAACATCGCCAAGGCCGCCGGCCCGGATGAAGCGATGCGCCGCGATCAAGTCGGATGGGAGCATATCAATACCAGCATCAACGCTGGCGCCGTGGGCGGTGTCTATTTCGTTATTCCGGCCGGGTATTCCCGCGTCCGTTTCGAGTTCCAGGATTTCGCGCCGACTCTCAACGCATGGGCTTTCGCGCGCTTCAATGCGGACGGCACCGGAAATCCGGACTTGTCGGCTTCGATTGCTTACAACATTCAGTTTCTTACCGGCATTCCACAGTTTGAGTCAGAGCGCAGCGGCGCCGATAACTTCCTTCGCATGACTGGCGACATTCCCCAAAACACCACATGCATGGGCGAGTTAGAACTTTCGTTGGTTGCAGGCATGACGCGGGCGCTTTACCGCACAACCTATCTGAACGTTGGCCCCACATCCGGTGCCGCATGGGGCGGTGGGCACTACAATAACAGGGCAGTGTCGGTTTTCTTCTACTACAGCAACGGCGCCAGTGTGGCGTTCCACCGCATCAAAATGTTGGGCAGCAAGGATTGATGCCAATGGCAAAGATCATGGTGAACGGCGAGGAAGTCGAGGAAACCCCGGAACAGGAGCGCGAGCGCGAGCGGCACGCGAGGCCGAACGCGCCCACCCCGCGGGGGCGGGATGGCGGCGACACGGTTACGGCCTTCCAGATCCGCGCCGAGTTGGCTGCGATGAGGGGCGAGAGACAGACCATGTTGCAGGTTGTCGAGGGCGCCATGGACGGCGGCGGCCTTGTGCCAGAGATCGCCCTGGCGTGGCGCCACGCGCCCACGGTGCCGCGCAACAGCAAGCTCGCCCAGGCGATCGGCGCGGCGATCGGGGCAGGCCCGGCCCAGCTCGACACCCTGTTCCGCGAGGCGGCCAAGCGGGAAGTCTGAGCTGTGCGTCAAATGTCTTGCATAGGGTTCCGATAGCGGGTAGGGTTCCTTTGCCAGCAAGAGGAACCGTATCATGTTTGAAGTCGTCGCCTGGAACGGTCAGACCGAGCTTGTTGTGGACGTGTTCGCCGAGTGGGGCAACGCCAACGATCGCGCGCGCGAGCTGGAAGCCAAGGATACGAAGTGCATCGCGTATTTCGCGCGGCGCGCCGAGCCTGCCTCGACGCGGATCACGTTCAACGGCGAGATGACCGAGGCCGAGCAAGCCGAGTATGAAGCCGACTACCGGGCCGCGGCCGAGTGCGCGGCCGAGGATCGCGCCGAACGCGCGCTGTGCTCCGGCTACGGGAGCTGATCCATGTTCCAAGTGATCGCCTGGAACGGCGTTAGCGAGCTTGTGGTGGACACCTTCGCCGAGCGCGGAGACGCCCAGGATCGCGCGCGCGAGCTGGCGACGCAGGATCAACACCACGTCGCTTACTCCGTACGGAAGCTGTGGCCGATTGCCGGGGCCACGTACCCCAACGGGGCCACGCTCCGCATCTATACCGGCAAGCCCCCGGCGATTTTGAACCGCTCAAACGACACGGATTTGGACCGCCGGTTTAGCGTGGATTGGATCAAGTTCAACGTCGAGGATCGCTGACACCCGCTGCGGCAGGGGGCTTCGGCCTCCTGCCTTTTTTTTGCTCAAACGATGGAGGGAAACACATGAACTTTCGCAAGATCTTCGGGGCATTCGTGCCCGGCTTGGAACAGACGCAGTGCCCACACGAACGGGCGCTGAACTTCATGCGATACGACCTAGAGGAAGCGAACAGGCTCCGCGAAGAGGCGGAAGCCCGCTTCGCCAATGTGCAGCGCATCGCCACGCTTACGATCCAAGGATTGAAAGAGGATCTTGCCATAGCGCGTGGCGAGGCATGGGCGCGGGAACAAGACATTGGCACGATCCCGAAAACTTGCCCGCTCGAAATGGCAGATATCGGCGACGCTTTCCCTATGGCGCACAACGACAACAAGCGTTAGTGTGTTTCCGTCACTGCCCCGCGTGGGTGTTGACTGACCGCAACAGAAAGTGGAGCCCGAAACCGTGGCGAACAACCAGAACCAAGGTCGCAAGTCGGTTAGTAACCGCATCGCTATTCAACCGGGCAGCGGCGAGCCCGGCGCGCCGAACTTCGTGCGCGTCGAGAAACTTCCCGAGGGAACGGCAGCGGTTACGTTCTCAATCCTCAACAGCGTTGCCGATCGCGTGTTCGGGCCGGTCAACGTCTCCACCCGCGGCCGTCGCGCGCAAGCCGACATTCCCTTCGCCAATCCTTCGCAGCCCGGCGCCTACCTGGGCGTGATCGGCACCGCCGATGGGCGCGGCGTGATGGTGACTAAGGCTTTCGGCGTCGGGATGGAGGATAACGTCGAGCCCGCCGAGGATGGCGATAGTCCGTTTGCCGGCTTCGGAGCTGCCCAGCAGGGCGAAGGGCCGGGCGAGGGCGAGAGCGGCACCGGCGATGACGCGGAGGACGCCCAGGCGGCCAGCGCGGGCGCTGGCGGCGGCCAGGACGCCGAGGATGGCGGCGACGGCATGGAGGGCACCCAACGCACCCTTGCGGCCTCCGCGGCGCACTCTGGCGGCCCTGGGCGTCGCCGGCGGGCCTAGGCAGCTCGCGCTTTGCACTAGTGCAGGGTGCCTTGCACTAGTGCAGGGTGCCTTGCACTAGTTGCGTTCCCTGCCTGGGCAGGGATGGCCCGACCGAGGCCGCCGCAACGCTGGCGCCTCGACTTCGTTCCCCGCGCGATGGGGATTACAAGTAAGATATCAGCCCAAAAATGTCTTCCATTCGTTTTCGGCGCGCGGTAGGTTCCTCTTACCGCAGCAGAGGACACCACGGAAACCGAGGAAAACATGACGGACAAGAGCACCCTGATTATTCCGGGCAAGCAGTTCAAAGTCGAGCTGCGTGGCAAGCACGGAGATAAGTTCGAGGTCGCCGGTGTGAACGAAAGCCGTTTTGGTTTTCGGTTCACTGACGCAAAAGGCGTCACAACAACTGCCTACGCGAACCGTCAGCAAATGGCGACAATCCACGACATGCTAACATCGTGGTTGTCTCAGGAAGCGCCCGCCCAGCTAGGGTTTCGGACACCAAAACGAAGGTAAGGAAACAGGACCGTGACACAGCACAATGACCAGATCGTTCGTCTTTATGACACGATTTTCGATCGCGCCCCCGACACCGAAGGACTCGCGTTCTGGAACGGGGCCACCGATCGCGGCCTTAGCATGGGCGACATGGCGGATCTGTTCATCACCGCCCCTGAGTTTGCCCAGACCTACGGCCAGCCCGACAACGGCGCTTTTGTCCGCGAGATGTATGCCAACGTTCTCGATCGGCCGGGCGAAGCCGGCGGTGTGGAGTTTTGGACTCGTGTTCTGGACACGGGGCTTGCCGATCGCGGGCACATCGCTTTCGAGTTCAGCGAGAGCCCCGAGCATATCGCCCAGATGACGGCGCCGCCGCTCGGCCTGCCCCCTGGGCAGAGCGCGCCCAACCCCTCGCCCTTCCCGGAAGAGGCGACGATCCCGGAAAGCCAACTGCCCCCGCCAGCCCTCGGCTTGCCGCCGGGACAGACGGCGCCTAACCCTTCGCCTATCCCTCCCGAGGCGCAGATACCGGAAAGCCAACTGCCTCCGGTCAGCTCGCCCCCGCCGTCCCGCATCATGCAAGGCACGGGCGGCAACGACGTGATGAACGGCGGCGCCGGCGACGACATAATCGCCGGGCTCGGCGGGCAGGACGTGATGACCGGCGGCGCTGGTTACAACGTCTTTACGTTCCCGATGCACACCTCGCAGATGAACGGCGACACCATCCATCGTTTCGACATGGACGGCAACGACGTGATTGACATTCACGGGTTGCAGGATGGCGCCTTCACCTTCGCCCGGCCGGGCGCCCCGATGGAGTTCCTGGGCGAGATGGGCGTGGCCTGGGGGCGCGAGTTCGTCGGCGGCGGCACCCCGTCTTTCGGGTACGTCACCAATCGTCACCAGCCCACCCCCGAGCCCGATAACTGGGTGGTTTTCGATCTGAACGGCGACGCCCAGACCGACGTTACCCTGAACGTCTCGGGACAGCTCGGCGCCGACGATTTCTTGCTGTAGCGCCCGCTTCAACAGGTTGCCGCGGCTCCGGAGAGGGTTTAGGGTGCCGGAGCCGGCGGAGCCCCGGTTGCGATAACGTCGCCGCATCCCGCGGCCGAACGGCCAGCTCCGCAAGGGGCTGGCCTTTTTCGCATCAGACCGGAGCACACGGAACATGAGCGGCACCACTCCGATTGACCAACAACGCGCCGACCGGTTGAACGCCTCCGCCACGACGATTGAGGAAAAGGTCGCCAGCATCGCGGAACAGCTCGGCGAGCTTGACGCGGCGGCGGCCACGGTGCGGACGGTGGCGCAAGAGATCACCACGCCGCCCCCTGGCGTCATGTCCATCACGCTGACCTATCCCGATCCGTTCTACGTCGGCGCCAACTCCATCACGATCGACACCACGAACGTCGCCGAAGTCGGCATCCGTTTGCTGGACGCCAGCGGAAACCCACTCACGCAAGGCGCCGTCGAGAGTCTGGCCGTCCCAGACGCGGGCGTCACCATCCAATACAACATGCCGGTTGCCGGCGCGAAGATCCACGTTTACAGGCGGTCGGGCGGGGTCGCTGACTATTCCGTTTCCGCTTACAGCGTTCTTTCCGTGGTGAAGCCGCGGCAGGTTTTCTTGACCTACCCGAACCCGTTTTACACGGGCGCGAACACCGTCAAGATCACCACCACGAACGTTGATCGCGTCGGCGTTCTCGTGCAACGGCCCGATGGCACTTACGTTGCGGCACAGACCAAGGACAATCTACTTGTCCCGGCAGGCGGCCTTGATCTAGTCGTGGACGTGCCGGTTGTCGGCGCTAAAATCATGGTGTTCCCGAGCACGGGACCGGACGCGCGCGAGCTGAACCTTGCCGCGATCACTGTTGCTGCGGCAGCGCGGCCAGTGCTCAACCGCAGCGTCACCATCACCTATCCGAACCCGTTCTACGTCGGCGTGCAAGAGATCACGGTTAACACCGTCAACGTTCCCGCCGTCTTTATCGAGGTGCAGAACTCGGCCAACGTTCCTTACCCCGATGCCGTGGTCGGGCAGGCAGTTCCCGCCGCCGGGCTGAAACAGCAAGTGAACGTCCGCGCGCCCGGCGACACCATCTTTGTCGCGGCCGGCACAGTGGACGCGAACGGCGCTATCACCCGCGACAACACGGTGTTCGCCCGCACGGTCGCCGCAGCGGCACGCCCAGGGGCCACGGCCGGAGGCGATAGCATCACCGGGACCGCGGGCGATGATGTCATCAACGGCCTGGGCGGCAACGATACGATCAACGGCGGCGGCGGGAATGACACCATCCGCGGCGGCCCCGGTGTGGATATCATGACTGGCGGCGCTGGTGCCAACGTGTTCGTTTTCGAGCCCGGCGACGGTGGCGATCCGCCCGTTCACGACCGCATCACGGATTTCAAGCTCGGGACGGACAAGCTCGAAGTTCCGCAGAGCTGGCCTCTTGAGTTCGAGGCCGATGCGGCCGGCATTTGGGTGCATTACGGTCCGCACGAGAACTGGCACGATTGGGTGCAGTTGATGGGCGTTCAAACTCAGGACGCCAATCTGTTGCAGCTCAAATCGGGGACGCCGCCGCCGCCCGTGCCCGGCGGCCCGCTCAACGTGCTGGTCCGCGGGCAATCGAATGCCTTGCTCTTCGTTGATCGCGGCGGTGTCTGGACCTTCCGTGACAGACTCGCGGCGCTGACCGGGCGTGAAGTTCACATGCATTTCGCCTGGGGGCAAAATCAGGCGAACACCATCCACAGCGGCACCGGATGGATACACGAATGGATGAACGGCCTCGCGGCCGGAAATCTAGAGAATGATTTTTTGATGTTCCTCAACGGAATGAGCCCGGCAGCGAAGGCCGCGCCGTTCGTTGAGATCTGGATGCATAACGAGTACGATCAGGGGGCGGATATCACCGCCGCCAACTACGCCGCTTTGCATCGCGCCGAACGGCCGATGTGCTTGCAGGCGCTGGGGCTCACCGCAGCCAACCACCTCCGCGTGTTCGTGCCCGTGCGCTACGGGTTCGGCTCGAACTTCGAGTCTATCAAGAACGGCATGGAGTCGCTGGCCGCGGATGCTTCGTTCAACGCTCGCATGAGCTGGGCGGCTTACGGCGCCCGCATGGACGGCGGCCCGGTGCCCGAAGCCCACTTCGGCGATCAGGACACCCACGATGTAGGCTGGGCGCTGGCAAACGAGCTGGCGCCGCTGTTCAAGCAAGTCGTCACTCCGCCGCCGCCGCCGCCGCCCAACCCGAACGGCGCGCCCCGCAGCCCGCCGCCGGGCACGCCTGGGGTCTGGTTTGAAGACTTCGCCCGCCCGAACGGGCAGCACTGGGGCAAGAATATCGACGGGAACGATATCTTTTTCTGGGGCTCCGGCGGCAATCTGGAAGGCGACAGCACCTTTACCATTCGCTGGCATGGCGGTTCCGGCGGCTGGATGACGGATTTTTGTATCGAGGGGCAACGCCAGATCGGTATGCCTAACGGCTACTGGGAATGCCGGGCGATCCTGTACGGCTGGGGTGTCGGCAGCGGTTCCGGTCCGTGCATCCTGGCGTGGCCCGGCGACTCCCATTGGAACTCGGTTGACTACGCGCCGGATTGGCAATCGCGCGAAGTGGACTTCGGCGAGATCTGGGGTAACGAACAGACTATCTACATGGCGCCGCACTGGACGGACCGTAACAGGAGCGCCAACAACGGGTTCAGTATCTTCTTTGTGCCGAAACCCTTCGATAACTTCCAGTATCACGTCTATGGTGGCGTGTTGCTAAACGATCGGATCATCTTCACCGTAGATGGTGACGTGATCGGCGTGGAAGAGAACCACGGCGCGCCCGACCTCGCGGGCGGCGGTGTGAACCGGACGCACGGGTTCATGAACGGGAGCCCCGAGACGCACATTCGGGTTGACTGGTTGAAGTGGACCCCCGCGCATCTGGTTACTTACGTCTAGGCAACCGTTTTCTGCATCAAGGGAAAAGGAAGGGGCGGCGCTTTACGGCGCCGCCCTTTTTCATGGACGCCAGATCAGACCGGCGAAGCGGCTACCTGCGTCACGGTGGAGCTGGCCGAGAGCGCCGCCTGAACCTCTTCGCCCACGTCTCCGCGCTCAGCCTCCGATTGTGCCCCGAGGAAGGGCGAGCGCGGCGCGTCGCCACGCTGCGTCAGGGACTGGCCCCGGAAGGGCGCATCGCCGCTCTTGCTGGTCGCCTGCCGTGTCTGGAAGGGCTGCGCTTCCTGGGCCGCTTCCTGGGCAACCGGTTCCTGTTCGTTGTCACTCATGTTGTTCTCCATCATCCGACTGCGTTCCGCGTCGGCGCAGTTACCCTACCCGTTTGCACCTATCCGCCACAACCGCCCGGTGTAGGGTTGCGGGCGGTATGCCCGGCACCTTACCATGTGTGCGCCAAATCACAGTGCGCCGCTTCGTTGTTCATAGGGCCTACATGATCGGGGGCGGGAATGCCTGACGAACCGCGAGGTGAACAAACATGGTGGGTCCGGCACCTTGAAGAGCGTATCAAAAGACTGGAAACCGACCGAGATCAGCTCAGAGATGCGCTCAATACTGAGATTAGGGCCGGCGACAAGCGGATTGCCAGGCTGGACGAACACGATCGCGCTTTTGAGCGCGTCGAGGGCTGGCAACGCGAACACGACCGCAAGCTGGAACAGCTTGTTACGAAAGAGGATTTCAAGCCGGTAAAAACCGGGCTGTGGGGCATCGTCAGCGCGGTTCTGTTGACGATTGTTGCCGGCATCCTCAAACTGTTGATGCCGGGAGTAAAGTGATGGAAGTCGAGCCCGTCGTGAAATCACTCACCCCGACTAGCAAAGCCGATGCGGTTGTCATGTTCGCATCTGCGCTCGTGATCTTGGGCGCTATATTTACGATATGGGAGGTGGTGGAACCAATACCGCTTTATGACGGAAAGGTTCTCTCAGTCATACCGGACGATGGCGTTCTGGATCGCACGAAAGGCCAAGCTGCGATCATTCGGCGAGATCAATGCTCTACTAGGACAACGGAAGTAACCGTCACCAGACATTGGATAGATGAAAGCGGCGGAATAACGCCGATGATAGAAGACACTTACCAGATAAAAAAAGGTTGCCACCCCCTCGGCCCGTTTCGCGTGTATCCGCCGGGCGCGTTGGGCGAGGGAAAGCATACCTACAGGGTTACGCTTCGCTGGTGCAACCACATGAAGTGCCTTCCCTATCGCATTCGAGATGTTGAGTTTATTGTCAAAGGCTGGCCACCGCTAAACCACCACATAAACCGCGACGACAACACGGTTCCGGGTCCGCGCTAAACTCTAGGGCCGCGGCCGATCCGATCGTCGCTCGCAGCTTGCGCGATCTTTATTACGACCGGCCACAAGAGATCGCGGATTGCGAGCGCGACCAGAATAGCGATGACAGTTTCCCAGAAACCCACCGCAAGCCTCCGATGCTTAAACCTTCGTGTTTTCGATCGCATCCAATACCAGAAAGTCGCTCGCGTGTTCTGACATGAGCATGTCATACGAGACGTAAAAATAACCGTTGATCTGGTTGTTGACACCCCAGCTATTCAGACAGAACGCAAGGCGTTCGTCATCGTCATAGTCCATGGCGACGACATAGTGACCGCCATACTTGTGTTCCTGCCCGACCGGCGGCCGAAGCACGTTGACCGGCTTTCCCGTCTCCCGATCGTAAAAGCTTTCATACACCAGAAAGCCGAACCCGACCGGTTTCCGCATGGAGATTGCCGCGCGGATATCCGACATGGTGCGCGGGACGAACTTATAGCCTTCGCACTGCCGTATCGAGGCGTTCTTTACAACGTAGTCGGTTGGCTCTTTCTGCGAACGGTGTCCAGCAGGGTATACCCAGTCCGGACCGGCGGGCGCACCGCTGTAATCCCAAATGCTTTCGATCGGCGCGCCAAGTTTATTGATGACTTTCGCGGCGTCGCGCGGAAAGCAGCCGGTGTCGCTTCGCTGCCAGCCCTGGATCTTGCGCGCATGATAATAAATGAACGAGCGCGAAAACATGAGTGCCGTTTTGTAGCCCGCCACCTTGCGGTAAAAGGCATACTGCGCCGCGATGCCGTTCCCGACGCACGAGCCCTCTTGCATCTGATCGTAAGGCGCGTGCGGATGGTCCTGACTGTTCTTGAACACCCTCGGCGCCGTCTTCATCACCGATCGCGGCGCGCGAAAGATCTCATCTAGCGCATCGCGCTCTTGCGGGCGCCAGCCGAACCGGCGGTTGTTTGGGTGACGTTCTAGAACCGGCATGTGCGTTTCTCTCCGAAGTTCGGAACGCCAAGTTCCTCGGTTATGAGAATATCAGCAACGGATCGGCCGCTCGGCCGATGCGTCACGACGGCGAGAGTCCGGCCGCGGGCATCCTTGCCGATGCCGCGGAACCGCACACCCTCGGCCGCGAGCTGGCGCGTGCGCTCGGCGGCGCGCTCGCCCGCGGTGCGCTCGGCGTCGCGGCGCGGACCAACGGGGCAGAGGAAGTTTTGCGTTTCGGCAGCGTCCACACCGTAGATCCGATACACCACGCGCCGATAAGAGATCGTGTCGCCGTCAATGGCGCGCGGCTCGCCCTGGGCGAAGGCTGGCCCGGCGGCCAGCAACGCTACAATGCCCAGAGCGAGGCGCATGGTCGCACTCCTAACCGGCGAACACGGCGACTAGAACGGCCGCCAGCACGAACGCCAGTGCCCCGGCGATCTCGCTGGGCGGGATCTTCACCCCTCTTGCGCCTTCGCGTCGGGCTCGGGCGCGTCCTCGCGGGCCGCGGCCTCGGGCGCTTCCGGGCTGGGCTGAGTCGCGGCCTGCCGGAACGCCTCGGCCTGGGCGCGCTCCATGTTTGCCGCCTCCTGCGTCGCCTGCGGCGACATGGCGCCGCCCGGCTGGGCGATCGGAAGCTCGGTGGCAGGCGCGCTGTGCTCGGCCGTCCCGGTTTCGCCGAAGCCGAGCGCCGCCCGCTCTTCCGCCCGCAGCCGGGCCGCCTCGGCCTGTTCTGGCGTCGGCGGGGTCACGGTGCCCTCGCCGCGGATCTCGGGAGCGGGAAGGCCGCCGGGTTGCGGGGCCTCGGCGCCGGGTTGCGCTGTGCTTTCGTTGTCGCTCATGTGCTGTTCCTCTGTTACGCGCGCACCATGCGCGCGATATGCTTCAATGGCGGACTGCGATCGGTCAAGCCATCGCCTCTCCGGTGAACGCCGTGGCGAAGCTCGGCGCCTCGCCTTCATCCGCCCAGCCGGCAACCCGGCTTTCCCGCATGGCGTCGCCGAACCACCGTGCGAACTCGGTGCAATGCTTGCCGGTTTCCGCAGGCCAGCACACGAGACGCCAGGGGTTGCGCGGGCTTTGCGCCTGCCGGATGCCGCCCGCGTTGTAGGCCGCGGCCACTAGGATCGGATCTAGCCCGGTTTTCGGGCGCTGGTGTGCGATGTAGGCCGTTCCAGCGTCGAGCGACAAAGCCGGGTCAAACAGCTCTTTGACATCAACCGGCCGCCCGAGCATGTCGCCGGCGGTGTCTGTCAAGGTTTGCATGAGGCCGCCCGACTCTCGGCGGTCGGGCTCAACCCGGTGCGCGTTCGGGTCGCCGTGGCTTTCGGTGGCGACGGTGGCGACGATCAGCTCAACAGGCACGTTCCACTTTTTGCCGGCGCTCAGGATCAGCGGGCCATACTCGCGCCAGATCTCGCGCACGGTTTCGGGCTCGCCCACGGTGCGGTGCGCCGCCCCGCCCGTCGAGATCCCGTCCGCCGTCAACCGCCACACCACCGAGCCCGGAAACCTGTTGTGCGGCCGAGCCAGGGCCGCGAGCTGGACCGGCGACAGACCCGCGACGCCGCGGGTAGGCGCCACGGGCCGCGCGGGCCGCCCAGGCAAGGCCGCAGGCAGCGCAGGTGGCGCCGGGGGCACCACGACCACCGGCGGCGCCGCAACAGGCCCCACACCTTTGCCCAGGGGCTCGGCGAGCCCTTGAAGGGCATCTTTGATGGTTTGGTCCTTGCTCTGAGAGCTGCTAGAGCTGCCAAAGTAGAACCCGGACACCTGATCGGCGCGCGATGCCTGCCGGCCGATCACGACGCCGATAATCGTGAAGATCGCGTTTGAAAGGATCGGGTCAATCTGGATGCGGAAAAAGCCGCTTGCTACCAGCAAGCCGAGGCCGCCGCCCGTCATGATGTAAGCGAGTACGCGATCGTTCCAGAGGATCGTTTTCCCGACTTCAAAGATCGCAGGCGCGAGCCCGGTGTCGAGCGCGCTCTTGCGTGCGTCGGACCGGTCAAGCTGGGCGAGCTGTTCAAACTTGAACGGTAGCTCGGCCTCGATCCTCTTTAGTTCCAGCTCGGCCTTTTGCAGCACTTCCCGCAAGTTCGGGTCGCTTTCGTGCTTTGCGACAATCTGAACGATCTGTTCATTGGACAACGCGGCGCGGCCGTTGGGGAGCTGGGCGGCCGGCGCCTCGCCATCGGGCAGAAACTGCGCCAGCCATGGCGTGACCGCGGCGGAGGCGATCAGGCCGAAGGGCGGCGGCAGCAACCCTTTCAACAACGTCGGCGCCGCGACTTTCAGGACGGACGCCACGACGGGAGGAATGTCCATGTTCCACCTTTCTCTGAACGGCATCATTCGCTTTGCACCGGCGCGTCGCACTTGCAGCGAGTGCCAACGAAGCCGGCAATGAGCGTCACGCCGAGGGGTGCCCAGCCAACGCGGCCGTCTATCCATTCAATCGTCGTGAGAACGCCCATGGAAAAGACTATGACCGTGCGGGCGATAGCGTCGCTCATGCCTTGTCCTCCGGCCCGGCATCATACGCGACGGCGACGCGGTAGCGCCCGCCCTGGCGAATGACGGTGGCCCCGAGAATGGCCCCGAGGGGCCGCCAGCCGGCCGCGTCGCCGAGATAGGCGCGCGTCGGCACCGTTTCTCCCGGCTTCGCCGAGCCGGCTTGCAGTGCCCCCACCGGCGGAGGGTCCGCGACGCTCACGAAACTCATCGGAACCACCCTGTTGAGCTTTCCACAACCGCCATCCACAGCAAGGCGACTACGCACAGCGTCATGGATATCAAGGCGAAGATGAACGAACCCCAACTGGCCGCGATGAACACCGAGACGAACGCGAACACCGCCACGACGCCCAGCAGCACGAAGGCGATGCGCGCCGAGATCCGGCGGAGTTTCATGTTGCACCCCCAAGCCGGAGAATGAGGACGCGGGCTCTGTCCATGCGCCTTCCGGCGATGGTGTCGCCCTCATCGCGGGTTCCGGAGCCGTCCGTCACGCCGTTGCGAAACTCGCCTTGGCAACACAGTTCGTAAAGCGATTGCAGCTCATGCAACAACTCCGGCGCGGCGGCGATCAGCACGGCGTTCGCTTCGCACTCCGCCGCGGGGCGAACGGGCCTGATATCCGCGACCATGACGCCATCAGGCCCCATGACGCATAGGGGATAGTTATGCTTGTAAGGCTGGCGCCACGGGCCGGGAGTGTGCGCGCTCACGGCTGGTCCCGATCGTCGCGGCAAACGTGCTGATCCTCGAAGCCTGGGCGTTGCTGGGGGAGGTGGTGGCCCGCTCCGCTCCACATGGCGGCGATGGCGCCGCGCGCCGCGGCCATCCTCGCCACTTCGGCGAGAGCGTCCAAGTCAATGCGGCGCGTGGTGATGCCTTGCCTTTCCAGCTCGGCCGCGAGCGCATCGCGGACGCTGGGAAGGCGCACGTTGCGCGGGTAGCACCCCGCGTCATCGTCAGGCATGGTCCCCCTCCACGAAAACAGGGGCGGTTTGCGGCGCCAAGCCGCGCCATGCCCGTTGGTAGCAGTAGCAGCCCTGGGCAAGGCGGCATCGCACGCCGCGGACCGGGCACCCTTCGAGTTCCTGTTCCCGCCGGAGCGCGGCGGCGAGGGCTTCGGCGTCGTCATCGGTGGGCATCGTCCAGCTCCCTTTCGTTCGGCGCAGTCGGCGTATTGCGACCTTCCCGATTATCGTGGTCTTCAATGAACCGCGCGACTTCCGCCGCCAAATCGTGCGTCTCGGCCGTCATATATTGCAGCCCCGAGGCTTTCTGCCGTTCATTGGAAGCCTGAACATACTTCCGGCAAAGGAACTCGAAAAGCAGATGTTCAAGATCGCTCGCGCTCATCGTTCCGTTCCTTCGTTCAGCGGAACAGGGCCGGGCCGAGCGTCACGGCCAGGATGACGGCAGCGGCGATCAGATCTTCCAAGGTTCCGGGCATCGCTCATGTTCCGCATCGTTCGCCGGGTTGTTTCCGGCAACAGGAACCCTACGCTCCGCCGGAGGTTGCGGTCAACGTTAAAGCGATGTAGCTTGCAACCTTAACGCAGGAGGAAGCCGCGCATGAGTTTGACCGCGCACGCCGAGGCGGAGCTACGGGCCGCCGGCATGTTCGACAAGGACAGCGACTTTGACGGTGCGCTCGGCCCGGCCGTGCTGCAACTGGTCGAGCTGTTCGCCAAGCAAGGGCACAGCGGCGGCGGCGCCCCCACCGTCATTGAGCTGTTCGGAAGGCTGGCGCAGTCCCTGCCCATCATGCCGCTGACCGGCAAGGATGACGAATGGATAGACCGGGGCGAGGGCCTGTTGCAGAACCGCCGCTGTTCGCGCGTCTTCAAGAGCGCGGGCGGCGAGGCTTTCGACGTGAACGGACCGGCGGGCGTCCCGGCGGCGATCACGTTCCCTTACAACCCACCGAAGGAATACTAGCGCCATGCCACGGCCATCGCACCCGGAACCGCACGCGCGGAAGTTGCTCTACCTGGCCGAAACGATGTGGGGCGAAATCAAGGATTACCACCACACGATGCAGTTCGCCAGCGAGGCGGAGGCGGTTCGGCGCCTCTTGCGCGTCGGACTCAACGTGGAACAGCAACGCATCGCCCGCGCCCAAACACGGGCTAGGAGGCGGCGCAATGGGTAAACGGCGCAACAAATCTATGGTTGAGTTGGCGGCGGCAGTCATGCGGGATGTGAGGGAAGGCCGCGCGAAGCTCGCCGCGATGGGCGATTATGTGGCAGTCGAGCCCGTCAAGCTCCGGTCGCACGAACCCTGCAACTATGACGACTGCCAATGGCCCGGCCAGTGCGACGGCCGGCATTGCTTGGAAGCCGGCGGCGCCGTTCGCCTGACACCGGAAGAGATGCAAGAAAGGGGAGCGCCTATGCAGAGCAACGTTGAACTTCTCGCCCAGGCGATGACGTTTCGCGTCCTGGCCGATGCGCCCGAGTCCAAAGGGCCGTTCATCCTAGAGTGCGACCATTGGGTAAGCCCCACGGACGGTGCGGCCATAATGGAGGCTTGGACGCACGCCTTTAAGAAAGCTGGACGCGAACCGCCGCCGCCGTTGCTTGTGCTGGGCGCCGGCTTCCGGTTGCGGTCGGCGGAAGCCGACGCCCACGTCGCGCTCGCTTGCGGAGCGTGCGGAACCGCATACATCGCAACCGTCCCGGCCGAGGCGTTGCAGAACGAACAGACGCGCGCGCAATGCGCCGCCCTCGCACTGCCGCTGTGCGAGGCGTGCGAGGGCAAGCCCGCGAAGCCGCAGACCCGCGATGGCGCGATGGACGCCGCTGTGGATGCGCTGGCGAAGGTGTTGCAAACCCACCCCTACACCGATGAAGCCGGGCGCATCGCCTTGGCGAACACCATCGGCGCCGCCGTGCTGGCGCGCCTCGCCACGAAGCGATGACGCTTGCAACCGGCGCGAAAGCGTTGCATGTTATGCGTCGATAGGAACACGAACGATGCCAATCAGCCTCGACACCTTGGAGCAAGGCGGCACGCCGCGCCCTCCGCGCTTGCTGGTTTACGGTGTCAAAGGCATCGGAAAAACCACCTTCGCCTCGCACGCGCCGAACCCCGTGTTCCTGAACCTGGAAGACGGGATGACCTCGATTGACGCTCCTTTCTGGCGCCTCCGCAGCTATGCGGAAGTCGAGGAAGCCATCGGCGCGCTACACCAGCAAGCCCACGCGTTCCAGACCGTCGTGCTCGATAGCCTCGACTGGTTCGAGCCCATGGTGTGGGCGGAGACTTGCGCGCGGAACAAGTGGAAGAGCATAGAAACACCGGGTTACGGCAAGGGATACAAGGCCGCGATACCACTGTGGCAAGATATCCTCGCGGACCTCACGGCGCTCCGCGACTACCGCAAAATGACCGTGATTTTGCTCGCGCACCCGCAAGTGAAGCGTTTTGACAGTCCCGAAACCGACCCTTACGACCGGTATCGGCTGAAACTGAACGAGAACGGCGGCGCGCTTGTGGAGCAAGCGGTTGATGCCGTGCTGTTCGCCAACTTCCGCACGAGCACCATCGCCAGCGAGACGACGAAAGGGGCCGTCCGCGCCGTCAGCAGTGGCGAGCGGTTCCTTTTCACCACCGAGCGCCCGGCATACACGGCGAAAAACCGCTACGGTTTGCCCGACGTGTTGCCGCTTCAATGGGATGCGCTGGCGCAGCACATCCCGTGGTTCAAGAACCCTCAACCCTCTGAATATGCCGAACAAGGAACCTAGCGAACCATGGCACAACTGACTTTCGACGCCACCACCGTCGCGCCCAGCTCTGAACGCGGCCCGATCCCTAAGGGGAAGTGGCTCGGCCAAATCATCCGCTCTGAGATGAGGAACACGAAATCGGGCAGCGGTTCTTACCTGGAACTCGAAATCGAGTTCCTCGACCCCGCGCTGCCTGGGCGCAAGATCTGGGACCGCCTCAACCTCGACAACCCGAATGAGCAGGCGGTTTCGATCGCGCGCCGCACGCTTTCCGCGATCTGCCACGCGGTCGGCGTGATGGCGGTGACGGACAGCGAAGAGCTGCATTTCAAGCCGTTGATGGTGACGGTCGGGCCGCGCCGGGACGATCCGGAGCAAACGGAGGTGAAGGGCTACAGCTCGCACGGTGGCGCTCTGGGCGCGGACAACATCGCTCGCCCGGCGCGGGTCAGTGGCGTAGGCCACACCGCCCAGGCGATGGCAGAGGCGCAGATGGCGACGGCCTCGGCCGGCAACGCTAACAAGCCCTGGCGGAAGTAGCCTGGATGCGCGGGGGAATGCCCAGGGTCCTGTTCCTGGCAATGGGCATTCCCCTCGCCGTTCTTGCGCTCGACGCGCCGAACCCCGTGGCCTTCGTGGTGGCGCTCGCCTTGCTGGCCCTCTGGGCTTGGCGCGCGTGGATAGGAGATCCGTGATGCGTTACGCAAGCACCGATATAGACGGCGTGGTGTCCCGCACGCAGCAGGGAGCGCACACGTCGCGCGCTGAACTCATGTCGGAGGCCGCGAAAGCCTTGCTCCGGTGCGTCACCTATGGCCCGGACGGGAAGCCGCTCGCCCAGATGACAGAGCACACCGCAAGCAAGCTGATCGAATACCACCGCCCGGCCGGATCGCTGGCGTTCATGGAGGCCGAGTACGTCACGCGGCAATGGTGGTGGGCCACGCTGCACACCGCCTGCCTGTTGATGACGCCCAGGGAAGGCGGAGCGCCAACCAAGCTCCATGCGGGCCAACTGCCGGCGGTGTACGTCGAGCGCGGCGTTCGCGCATTCTTCGTGTACGGCGCCGAGAATGACACCATGACGTTGCGGCAGGCCGCGGACGCCTTGAAGCGCTGCGGCGAAGAGCTGGGACCGATCCGCGAGGCGCTGGCGAAGCTGAAAGCGCTCGCCGTGTATGAGGAACAGGGGAGGGCATTGTAAGCCCATGGTCGCAATCACCATCGGGCCGGAGCCCGACCCCACGCTGGAAGCCGCGGACCGGGCGCTGGAAGCGGAAGAGAACGCCCAGCCTCCGCGCCCCTATCTGGGCATGTCGGCGCTGGGCGGGGCCTGCGAACGGCGCCTCTGGTATGGGTTCCGGCATGTGAACCGCACCCCGTTCCCGGCGTCCACGCTGCGGCTGTTCCGCGACGGGCACCGCTCCGAAGACCTACAGGCCGAAGACCTCCGCCGGGTGCCCGGTGTCGAGCTGGCGACGGTTGACCCGGCGACGGGCGAGCAATGGGCGGTGGTTGCCGGCGACGGCCACATCAAAGGCCACCTCGACGGTTTCATAAAAGGCATCTTGCAAGCGCCGAACACGGTGCATGTTTGGGAACACAAGGCGACCAACGAAGCCAAGTTCGGCAAGCTGGAAGCGCTCAAAGCCAAGCTCGGCGAGAAGAATGCGCTTCGCGTCTGGAACCCGGTATATTACGCGCAAGCCGTGCTCTACATGCACTGCACCGGGATCAAGCGGCATTACATGACGGTTTCGACGCCAGGGGTGCGCCGCAGCACGAGCGTTCGCACCGCGGCCGATCCGCTGACGGCGGAAACCTTGCTCGACAAGGGCGAGCGCATCGTCAACGCGCCCGTTCCCCCACCGCGGATCTCGGAAGATCCCAGCGCCTTCGAGTGCCGGTATTGCGACTTCCGGGCCGTGTGCCGCCGCGAGGCCGATCCGGGCCGCAACTGCCGAACCTGCCGGCGCTCGGCTCCGGATGCCGGCGGCACCTGGGCGTGCCAGACCGGCGGCGCCTTGGCCGTCGAGCTGACCGTGGAAACCCAACGCCAGGGATGCGGGCGCCATGCCTACATCCCGGCGCTGGTTCCAGGAACGCCCATCGCCAAGGACGCGGATGGAGACTGGATCTCCTATCGACTGCCGGACGGCTCAATCTGGACCGACGCGCCGGACCCGCCCGCGGCCTGAGTCCGGCCCGCCCGTTCCATAACTAGAATATCAACCATCGTGCCCAGGCTGCGGCGATCGGCCTTTGCCATCCGTTCCAGCTCGCGCCGGGCGTCCGGGCGCATCCGCACCGTCAACCGCTCGGTGCGAAGCTCTTCCTGATCTTTGTGCATAGGTTGTGCCCCTTTCGTGCTTGCCATCAATGGAGGACACACTATAGCTTGTCGTGCGTCCGTGCAAGGGAAGCGTGACGCAGGAAGGAAGCGGCAATGAGCACAAATCAGAACGACATGCCCCGGTGCCACTGCGGGAACATCGCTCGCAAGGGCGAAAAGGTTTGCGGGCTTCATATCCCGACCGAAGATGCCGCCCAGCGCAAGGCGCGGCTCGCCGAGGCGGTGGTGAAAGCTGCATTGATGGCGATGCAAGAATGCGAAGAGGATCACCCTGACGGGTTCTTGCTTGACCGCGCCCTCGGCGAAAAACTCAACGTTGCCTTGGATGAATGGGAACGCGCCGATGCTGCGGAGGGAAACTAACATGGAACTTCGCCCATACCAGCGTGCGGCCGTTGACTCGATCTTCCGCTACTTCGAGCAAGGCAGGCCCGGCAATCCTCTTGTCGTGGTTCCGACTGCCGGGGGCAAAAGTTTGATTATGGCAACCTTTTTTAAGGAAACACTGCAACGCTGGCCCGACGATCCCTCGCGCTTCCTTTGTGTGGCGCATGTGCGCGAGCTGGTGAAACAGAATAGTGATGAAATGCTCCGGATCTGGCCCGAGGCGCCAGTGGGCATCTACTCCGCAGGCTTGAAGCGGCGCGAGACGCAAGCAACAATCACCTTCGCAAGTGTGCAGTCCATTTACCAGCGCGCACAACAGTTCGGCGAGATTGATCTAGTCATCGTTGATGAAGCGCACCTTATACCGCGCAAAAATCATGCGATGTACGGTCGGCTTTTCGATGACCTGCGGAAGAGCAACCCGCATCTAAAGATCGTCGGCACCACCGCGACACCGTACCGCCTCGACAGTGGGCGCCTTGATCGCGGGCCAGACGCGATGTTCCACGGCATCGCGCATGAAAGCTCCATGTTGGACCTAATCGAGCAAGGCTATCTGGCCCGGCCGGTATCCGCCCAGGCGACGGCGCAGATCAGCACGGCCACCGTTGGCACCCGCGGCGGCGACTTCATCCCTGGCCAGCTCGAAGCCGTGGCAATCAACCCGGCGACGGTGCGCGCCGTGGCGGAAGAGATCGCGGCCAACGCCGAGGGCCGCCAGGGCATCCTTGTGTTCGGGTGCGGCATCAAACACGCCACCATGCTCCGCGACGCTCTGTGCGGCCTGGGCATCCCCTGCGAGTGCATCTTCGGCGATACGCCGCTCGACGTGCGCGATGATCTCATAGCGCGGTTCAAGCGGCGCGAGCTGCGAGCCCTGGCGGGAATGAACGTGCTCACAACGGGCTTCAACGCGCCGCACGTTGACCTGATCGCCCTCGCGCGCCCGACGCAATCAGTCGGGCTTTACATCCAGATTGTGGGGCGCGGCACCCGTCTGTCACCGGGCAAGGAAGATTGCCGCATCCTCGATTTTGGCGGCAACATCGCCCGCCATGGGCCGCTCGATAAGCCCAAAGTGAAGGCGGACAAAGGGCCGGCGACTGCCCAGGAACGGGAGCCGACCCGACGCTGCGATCTGTGCGAGATGAGCAGCCCGTTGTCAGCTCGGTTCTGTGTCCACTGCGGCGCAGAGTTTCCGGCCGCCTTGCCCGTCGTGGCGACCACCGCGAGCGTGTTGCCCCTATTCTCGACCGACGCACCGAAGCCGATTGCAAAGTGGGTTGATGTTCACGGTGTACGCTACAGCAAACACCCACCGAGAACACCGGAAAAACCGCCCACTATGCGCGTGACGTATACCTGCGGCCTTACTCAAGTGAATGAGTTCGTGTGTTTCGAGCATACCGGGTTTCCGCGGCGTAAAGCTGAGGGGTGGTGGAAGAAACACGACAAACTTGTAAACAGCGCCTATATGCCAAAGTCTGTTGATATGGCCTTAGAGTGGCGTTTTGAACTAAAAAAGCCTAAGCGTATCCTAGTGATCCCCAACGGCAAGTTTTTCGACGTTCTGGATGTGGAGTTTGAGCATGAACACGCCGAGGCTTCGTGAAGGGCTAGAAGTTCGCACCCATACGCTCAAATGTTGGCCCGCATACTTTCAACAGACATGGGACAACATGAAACTTTTCGAGCTGCGCCGCAACGATCGCCCGCCCGGTTTCTTCGTGGGCGATAAGCTGATCTTGCGCGAGTGGGAACCGACGCGCAACTTCTACACCGGGCGCTCAATCGACTGCGAGATTACGTGCGTGGTGAACGAAGGGCCGTGGCTCGCGCCCGGTTTTTCGGCGCTCGGGCTGCAACGGCTAGTGTGTTGGGAAGTATGGTGGCCGACACCTGACGGTGGCTTGCCGGCCGTGCCCGCATGAGAAAGCCGGCGCCTCGCCCGCCGACCTGGGCGGATGAAGCCCCGGCCCGTGGGCAGGCCAGGGCGCTCGCCCAGGCCGAGGCCGAGGCAGAGGCAGCGATGGCCGAGCTGCGGGCTCGGGGGCCGCCCCCGGGCGCCGCGGAGGCCCTGGCCGATCCGTTGGTTGCCGCGATCATGCGCGCGTGGCCCGGAACGGAGATCGTCTCGATAACAAACGGAAGGAACACGACCATGCCCGACCCGGTGACAACGAACACCTTCAAGCGCGCCGAGGATGCCAAGGCGCGCGCACTGGCGGCAATGCGGGAACGGGAGCTGGACCGGGCGCTAGATCGGGCGCTCGGGCTCGCCCCGATAACAGACACGGGGAGCGAGAATGTGAACCAAGGGGCGGGATTTTATCGAAAGGACACCACCATGCCGGATGGAGTTGACCCCTGGCCGCGCGAAGCGGCGCGTATCGAGGCCGCGGGCGCACGTGGCGGCAAGTACCTAGACCACCTCAACGTGACGGATCTCACTCGGCTATCAACCGCACAGTGGAATAGGTTCGTCGGCGAAGTTATTGCGGGATACCGTGAAGCGACCGAAAAAGAAAGATTGCCTAGCGAGAAAGAAGTCGCGGCGCGAGGGGCCAGCGAACCGCCGCCATTCTGAGCTGTGGACGCCAGCTAACGGCTAGGCGTAAAAAGAAAGGCCCGGCGAGTGCCCGCCGGGCCAAGTTTTGGGAAGGAAACGTAACACCTCAGCAAGGGAGTCCACACACCAAGCCATCCGACGGCTCAGTGGACACAGCAGCATCAAACCCCGAGGGACCTAACCCGAGAGCAGGGTCTAACAAACGACCATCAAACCACCGAGGATCTAATGGACGCTGAACCCAATACATACACTATCCCTAGTCTCGCACAAGCGAAAAGGTGGGTTGCGTGGCGTCTAGAGACGCCAAAAGGACGCGGAAAACCTACCAAGGTTCCATACGACCCCAAGAACGGCCGCCCGGCCAAGTCAGATGACCCCACAACCTGGGCAACGCGCACCGAGGCGGAAGCCTGGGCGGAGAAGATGCCCAAACCGTTCGGCGTCGGCGGTGTCGGGTTGATGCTGGGGCCGAGCACCCTCGATAGTCTGTGTTTTGGCGGCATTGACCTCGACGCTTGCCGCGACACCGCGACGGGCCAGATCGCGCCTTGGGCCGTCGAGGCCCTGAGCGACTTCGAGACATATGCGGAGGTTTCGCCCTCCGAAACCGGTGTGAAGGTTTTCTTTTCATATGATCCGAAAGACATGGTGGCGATCCGTGTCGCCATGGGATCGGAAACAGGAAAGAAGTGGGCGCGGAAGAGCAAGGAAGCCCACCCACCGGCAATCGAGCTTTACATCTGCGGCCGGTATTTCGCGGTCACGGATCAACAGTTCGGAACGCAAGCCGAGATCAAGCCGGTTTCACTCGAAACCGTAAAACTGTTGATTAGCACCGCACCGGATCTGATCGCCGATCCCGAGGCGGAGATGGAAGAGAAATCGCCCAGGAAGGGACGCGAGGCGCGAGCGGCGTCGGTCAAGGCGCCGAAGCAAGGCGGAACGGATCAAAGCCGCAGCGGGATCGCCTTTGGCTTGGCCTGCGGCATCATCCGGGGCGACGGCGACTTCGCCGAGTTCGCCGATGCCGTGAAGATCAGTCCCGAGCTGGCGGGATGGCCGGAGGACAAAACCAACCCCGAACGCGAGCTGAAACGTACATGGGGGAACGCGCAACAGGCCGTCGAGAAAGCCGGTTGGAAAGACCAACTGCATCTTGATCGCTACGGATCGCCGCGGCCATCGCACCTCAACGCTATGCTGTATTTCAGGAACGATCCCAAGTTGGGAAACCTGATCGGCTTTGACGAAATGGCGATGGTGGCTTCCATCACCCGCCCATTCCCAAAGGGGACTGTGGACGGCCGCAAGTATCCTCGCCCTCTGGAAGATACCGACGTTCTGAACCTGCTAGAATATCTACAACGGCAGGGGTTGAGCACGATCACCCGAGACGCCGTGCATAACGCGGTTATGGCGCGCGCTAACGAATGGCACTTTCACCCCGTCAGAGACTACCTTAACCGCCTGACATGGGACGGCAGGCCCCGGATATACGACTGGTTGCACATCTATATGGGCGTTGACCGGAGCGCCTATGCGGCTGAAATCGGCGCCATGTTCCTCATATCCATGGTTGCGCGGGTGTTCGAGCCCGGCTGCAAAGCCGATCACATGCTGGTTCTGGAAGGCAAACAAAATCAGGGCAAGTCGCAGGCTTGTCGCGCCCTCGCCAGCCCGTGGTTCTCTGACAACTTGCCACCCCTGAGCCATGATGAGGTTCGCAGCTCCATGGCGTTGCGTGGTTATTGGTTGATAGAGATTGCCGAAATGCACGCTATGGGACGCGCCGAAGCTGCCCAGCTCAAAGCGTTCGTGTCACGGCAAGAGGAACGCTACGTGCCGAAACACGCGCGACTGCCCGTGGTGGAGCCGAGGCAAACTGTGTTCATAGGCACAACGAATAAGGCGGAGTACCTACAGGACGAAACCGGAGCGCGGCGTTTCTGGCCCGTACCTGTTGCGAATGTGGATGTGGCAAGTCTCGTGCGTGACCGCGACCAACTTCTCGCCGAGGCGGTGCGCGCATACAAGAATGGTGTCCCGTGGTGGCCCGACGCTTCGTTGCTGCCCAAGGATGTTGGGGCCGAGATTGAAGACGAACAAGAGGGTCGCTTTGAAGCCGACGCCTGGGAAGGCATGATCGCTGAATACCTAGACAAGACACTCACGAAACGAACAACAATAGGCGATCTGGCGATGGATGCCCTGTTGATGAACCGTGACGAACTCTCGCCCGACAAGCAGCGTCGGATCGCCAAAATACTTAAGCGCCTGGGATGGGAAGCCAAGCGCAACATGAAAGCCAGATGGTGGGAACTAGCTAAGACGCCCTGACACCAGATCGTTTTGATGACGTGCGATGGCATCGTTGTTGCGCTTTCGGTGCCATCGCCGCTTTCCCTACAGCCCCACCGGTTTCCTCTCTCTCTATGACAGATGACACTAGATATTTAAGAGAAGAGAGAGAGAGAGAGGGTATAGCTATAGGGGTCTATAGGAATGACGCTGACATGCCGACATTGGCGTCATCGCGTCATCGGCACCCCCTTTCGAGCCCCGATCGCAAGCCGTTGACCTCCGAACCGCTCCGCGGCCATGATCTGGGCATGGCTCGCGCCCACACCCACCGAGAGCGCCCCTTGCTGCGCCGGATCATGGGCGAGCTGGCGGCTCGCCTGCCCCTCGACGCTGTGGCGTGGCACACGCCGAACGAAGACACGACGGGCTCTGTGGTGGTGCGGGTCAATCGGGCAAAAGATGGGTTGCTGCCCGGCTTTCCTGATATCGGCGTTGCGTATCAGGGCATCGTGCGGTTGATGGAAGTTAAGGAAGGCGACAACGACCTAAGCGATGCACAGCTATCAGCGCATCCAAGACTGCGCCGTGCTGGGCTAACTGTTGAGACAGTTTACTCGCTTCACGAAGCGCTTGACGTGGTGAATGAGTGGGGCATTCCCCTTAACGAGCCGGAGAGTGTTGCGTGATGGGATATCAGACCCTGCCGCATAGTCAGCATTGCGTCTTAGAGAAAGCCATGGACTGCGAGGGTGTCATCCGTCGAGCGGGTGGATACAGCGGAGATAAGACTAGCGCATTGCGTATGGGGTTCGCAGATGCGAGCGCTGTGGACGAACTGATAGTTGAAGGGATGCTAGCGTGTGGGGAGTATTTCAACGTTTATGTGGTGACTGACAAGGGGCGAGAATATGCCCTTAAAAACGGCATGAAATCTGCGAAGAAATCCAGGAAGAAACCCCGTGCCAACTAGGCCACCATTGCACAAGCCCATGGGGCAAGCGTCTCGCAGCAAACAAACCGATCCGTTCTACGGAACGCAGCAATGGAAACGGATGCGAAGTGCCACGCTAAATCGGGATGGGTTCCAGTGCGTGCGCTGCGGTCGGCGCAAAGATGGGCTGATTGTTCACCACATTGTCGAGCGAAAAGCCGGCGGAGTTGACGCGATGCACAACCTCGAAACTCTGTGCCGCATCTGTCATGCCACCGAACACCCAACTCCGCGCGTGATCGCCTTCGCATCGCCCGCCTAGGGGTGGGTCAAAAGTTTAAATGGGTGGGGAGCGCCAC